AGTAACTGGTCTCGTAGGGAAAGCGCACTGACCGAAGCCGAGCAACAAGCAATTGAAACATATGGTCTTTTCAATTTAGTAGACTTCTTACCCAAGAAGCCTAGTGAGGCTGAATTGCGTGTTATCAAAGAAATGTTTGAAGCAAGTGTTGAAGGTCGTCCATACGATAATGATCGTTGGGGAGCATACTATCGTCCATATGGTCTAGAGGCACCTGCAGGAGCAACAGCGGTACAACCACAAGCGTCTAATGATAACGCACCCGCAACAGCACCCGTAGCAGACCCAAATGATGACCATGATGATGAAGTTTCAAGTCCGGTTGTAGTTCCCAAAAATGCTCAAAGCGATAAAGCGCAAGACATTTTGGCAATGATCCGAGCCAGACAAAAGTCTGCTTAATAGGAGTTAGGGAGCATTGCTCCCTTACTTAGGAGAATTCCCATGACACTACCAGACGAAAGATTTCGGGCCCTTAAACAAGGCAAAAAACTACTTGAGGAGTTATGCGATCCAGGTCGTACTCCCCGTGTTCCTAGTTTAGTTAGAGATAAAGCAAGGGCTGCTCTTAGACATTATCCTAGCGATTATGAATTAGACCGTATTGCAGATCAATGTCCAGAAATCCTTGACAAACTATCTTTTGCCGATAAGCTATATGCTAGCGGAATACACAAATAATAAGGAAAATAAAATGTCAAAACTACACAAACTAGAAAAGGTAAACGAAGCATTATCAATGGAAATGGACGGCTAACATGGCAAAACCATTTGATGTTTCAAAATTTAGAAAAGAAATTACAAAGTCTATCGAAGGACTATCTATAGGATTCAATGATCCAACTGATTGGGTCAGTACAGGAAATTATGCTCTCAACTACCTCATTAGTGGTGATTTTAATAAAGGCGTTCCTCTTGGAAAGGTTACTGTCTTTGCCGGAGAAAGCGGATCAGGCAAAAGCTTCATCTGTGCAGGTAACCTAGTTCGTCATGCACAACAACAAGGCATCTTCGTAGTATTAATTGATACTGAAAATGCACTTGATGAAGCATGGCTACATGCATTGGGTGTAGATACAAGTGAAGATAAACTATTGAAGTTAAACATGGCCATGATTGATGATGTGGCTAAAACTATCAGTAAGTTTATGGTTGACTATAAAGTATTACCAGAAACCGAAAAGCCTAAAGTTATGTTTATTATTGATAGCATTGGTATGTTACTAACACCCACTGATGTTAATCAATTTGAAGCAGGTGATATGAAAGGTGACATGGGTCGTAAACCTAAGGCATTGACGGCATTGGTTCGCAACTGTGTTAATATGTTTGGTAATCATAATGTTGGTCTAGTCGCTACTAATCATACATATGCAAGTCAGGATATGTTTGACCCAGATGATAAAATTTCAGGTGGTCAAGGGTTTGTATACGCAAGTTCAATTGTAGTTGCTATGAAAAAACTTAAACTTAAAGAAGATGAGGATGGCAACAAGGTCAGTGAGGTTCGAGGTATTCGTAGTGCTTGTAAGATTATGAAAACTCGTTATGCTAAACCTTTTGAGAGCGTTCAAGTTAAAATCCCCTATGAAACAGGAATGAGCCCTTATAGTGGACTATTAGATTTGATAGAAAAATCAGGACTACTTACTAAAGAGGGTAATAGGTTGTCTTACACTACCACTGATGGAGAAATTTTGAAGTTTTTCCGTAAAGGATGGGAAGCAAATGACGAAGGTTGCCTAGATAAAGTAATGATTGATTTTCCAAAAAAATCTCAAAATAAAATAAGTACTGTAGTTACCGAAGAGGAAACTACTGAATAATAATTTTACTTTTAGGAAAAAACTATGAACTTAAATTTTATTGCAGAAGTATGGGATGTATTGAAATTTCATCTTGAACCTAGTGAAGTAAATGTGGCTGCAGAAAACTTGGTTGATTTGTTAATCAATAATGATTATGAATCAGAAGATATTAGAGAAGCCTTTAGAGATGAAAGGCCTGTACTAACCGCATTGAAAAATAATATCGAAGAATTGGATCAACTTGATGATAGTTATGAAGATCCATATGATGATTCTTACGATGACGATGATTGGCGTTAAATGAATTGGTATACGAAAATATCGCAAGACCTTTCCGTTATACCCGATTTCATAACATACTACGAATTAGAACTAGTTTCAGCTAAAAAAGAAGTGACCATATACGGCAATGTTGAAAAAAACATTGCCGGCTTACCTGGCATTACTGAGCATAGATTTAACCAGCTTCAAGAAATTGAGGCTGTGTTAAACTATCTTAATATCAAACTTAGACAAATTCGCCGAAAACATTTTCAAAAATATTTAGAAGCGTATAATAGAGCGCTAACTAGCCGTGATGCTGAAAAGTATGTTGATGGTGAAGATGAAGTTATTGATTTTGAAACACTTATCAATGAAGTGGCTCTATTAAGAAATAAATGGTTAGGTGTTATGAAAGGATTAGAATCTAAAAACTTTATGTTGGGCCATGTAGTCAGACTAAGAGCAGCCGGCATGGAAGACATTCAAATAGGATAAAAAATATGGCTAAAACTTTTTCAACATTGTCTAACAAGCAGATTAGTGCTCTTACCGGAGCCCCACAAAGCGCACTTACAACTCAACAATTTAATTGGAATGCTTCTAACTCGATAACGCTTGGGGGAAATATTCCAGCTATTAATATAGGTGATTTATTAAAGAATTATGATCCAAATCACATAAAAAAATATGAAATACTGGAAACTAGTGCGGATTCTTTGGCACTTAGCGTAGCACATAAAAGAATAATTTCTGATAAAAATTATCGAGGTCAAGTTTCTATTAGAAATATTTTAGATTCCGGGGTCTTCAGTGAGATAACAGATGCGGATAGAGAAACTGCTAACAAAATACGCACTTATTATTCTCATCAACTTGTGGTATGGGCCTTAAAAGAAATTAAAATCACCAAATTTAGAGAATGTTTAGGTTATTATATTAATGGTGATGGCTCAAAATTTAAAGAAGACTATATTCCTATTATAGCCAAATTACCATATTTTTATGAATATGATATTCAGTTGGATGAAATTAAAAGATCTATTGAAACTGATATTGATATAGATAATAATGTACAATTAACCAAGCATGATCTGATTCCTATTAAATCATTGATCCGTAAAAATAAGAGAATTAAGTGCATTGAGTATTGGCTAAAAGATGTAAATAATTATGCATATAAGATACAAATAGAAATTAATAATCCATTACAACATTTATGGGATAATATTTTTAAAGAAGGACTGAAAATTACTGGTATCGGCGTACCCAAAAGAAGAGATGATTTCAAATATTATCAACTGTTAAATTGGTCCAGTACTTCCTGAGGTTGACAGAAAATCCAAGTTGAACTAGAATAGACTTTGATGAAGAAAATTTAGTGGCGAAAATGAAATATTTTATTGCACTGGTCTTAGCATTGCACTGCTTGCCCTCAATGAGCATGGTTTTAACCAAAGACAAATATTGCCCATTGGGTCAACAACGAGTTGTCTTGTCAGAATGGTATCGTACTAGTACAGGACCTTGGATTAAACATAGCTACTGGATTTGTCAAACATGAGTAGAATTATCCTAAGCTGCGGTCACGAAATCTACAACTTTACACAATCTTACCAAATTATGGCTAAGGGCACGGATCGCTACGGTGAACGGGCTATCATATATCAAACAGTTTGTGGACCATGTGAAGAACGTTATAGACAACAGGGTCAGATTTTTGACTTTGAAGAAGTGGCATATCAATGGGTTAGTAAAGGTCAAAAATAAGGATTATATAAATGGAAAAAGTTATCCGTGATGGTAAAGTTGCTGTATTATATAGCCCGGGCTTCGGCGCCGGGTGGTATAGTTGGCATGATATCCCTGAACTCATCTATGATCCAGTGGTTGTAGAAATGGTAGAGAATCTAACCCCTTCTATAGACATTGTAATATATTGTAAAGATAGATATCCTGAGGGTTACTATAGTGGTGCCGAAGACTTGACTATCTATTGGATCGAAGAGGGAGAAGAATTTATTATCGAAGAATATGATGGATCAGAGAGCATCCGATTCAAATCTCAAATGAAATGGTTGAAAGCTTAAGTTGACATTAAATCTATGATAGCGTATACTTAAGGTATACACTGAGAAAAGGGAGTTAGATATGAGTGCAATGGGCAGGCTTTATACAGAAATTCAAGAACTCTTGGAAGACGGAGTATTCCCGACGGTGATTGCAAGTCGGCTTGATATTCCCTTAAGTTGGGTAGATCAGATCCGCATGGATTTGGATGAGCCCGATTTGCCCTATGATAGCGAGGAACAATTTCAAGATTACGATTCGGCCTTCTAAGGTTGACAGTAAATCATTTTGGGCGTAAAATATACTCATACACTGAGAAAACGGAGTTCACATGAATATGCTAGAAAAGGAAACCGAGTTCAAAAGCGCCGGTTACTATGCATGGTGTGCTTCTAGGGACGCAAGTATGCGTAGTGCAGTCAACGCTAGCCGATTCAGTGCCGCCCAAAAGCTTCGAGCCGACCGAGTAAAGTTGGCTCTAGAATTGGTTTATACGGCTAAGGAAGTGTCAATCACTAACTGCCAAAAATGGATCCGTGTTAAGGTGCACGGTGGGACGGTTCGTAATAAAAAGGCTCTCCAACTGTTAGAAAGTGATTGGGCTATGCAAGGAATTCAAAAAAACATTACCCCTCAAGGTGTGATTTATCGTGTTGTGTAAAAACAACATGTCCAAAATTTGACAATAATTGGGCATGTCTGTATAATATATTCATACACTGAGAAAACGGAGAAACAAATGGCTTACATTGATCAGGAACGTAAAGCGAAATTAGCCCCTACTATTAAGGCAATCTTGACCAAGTATGGTGTTAAGGGTTCGCTAAGTGTTCGTAATCACAGTACATTGGTTCTGACCCTGAAGTCGGGAAAAATTGATTTCATCGGTAACAGCAACCAAGTGTGCGGTAATGATTTTTACCAAGTTAGTCGTGGTTTCAAGCCGAATACTTCGGGATATTGTGATGTTAACCCCTACTGGTACAAAGATCACTATGATGGAGTTGCATTGTCCTTTCTCAAGGAAGTGATTGTAGCCATGAATGATGGCAACTATGATAATTCAGATATCCAATCTGATTATTTTTCAGTAGGCTGGTACATTGATGTTAACGTTGGTAAGTGGGATAAGCCTTACACCGTCGAAGCCTAATTAGGCATACAAGGAGAACACCGTGGGTTACAAAGTTTTGGCAGACAAATTTCAGATGGACGAGATGCGTACCAAATACGGTCCACGTAAGGGTTTGGAAGGTCCGTTCAATTTCTCGGGTCGGGTTCTGTATTATGATACAAAAGAGGGCCAGTACTATGATCCTCGGTCGGACTTCTACGTGGAACAGGCTGAGATGGATTTGATTCACGCCCGTATCACTGATATCCTAAAAGCTTAAAATGTATAATTTACTGTACGTTGCAAATTTTGTGTTTATGGGCTCTTATGCTGATTTGTCCTCATGCCAAAATGCACTATATGAAATTTACGCTACTAAGATGAATATCCCGGGACAGAGGAACCCTGAATTGGATAAGGTTATCCAACTTCAATTGAAAGTAGATAAAAGTTTTGTCTGTGTACCAGTGAAAAAAATTGACAATAAATAGATTTGGGCGTATACTATATTCATACACTGAGAAAACAGGAGCAGATATGAAAATCGTCATCAACACTCAAATCCGTGAAAACTACGGTAGCACCCTCACTCCTTACTGGAAGTTCAAGGGTGGTGACGTTTACATTGTCCCTAACCTCACCCCCGCGCAGGTCCTCAAGGTCAAGGAGTCGGGTATCCCGACTCTAACCGCCCTGATCGAAACCCGTAACGCAGGTTTTGAGGAGTACGTGGTTGACTGGTATATCGCTGAGGATGGTGACAAAGCTTGCCAAGAATGGGAGACCCCGTTTGAACTCCGTTATACTGGTGGCAAGTGGGTTGCTAGCCGTGTCATTGATAATGACGGCTACATGCGCCGTGAGGTTGTTAGCAAAACCGAGCAGTATGATATGTTTCCTGGCGGTGAGCGTGAGAACTACAGCACGGTGTTTATGATGCGTAACGGCGACATTGTTCCTGGTAAAATGGTTAATGAATATTTGACAAAGGCCGCTTAAGGTAGGTACTTAATAATGAAAGCTATATTTTATGTACGTTGCGCCGAGTGTAAGGAGCAACATAATGTAGATGAAGTAGAATTCCTCAATGTCGAAGAGGATATTATTGGTCGAGACATCATGTATTTTGTATGTCCTGAAACTACAATGTATTCCAAATCATTGGTATATAAAGAATGAAAAATAATCATATGGATAGAATTGTCCAAATTTTTGGCATCATTGTGATGATCATCAGTGCCCATTACCTAATCACCCATACCACATTCAGTCTTTGTTAAAATGCAAAACTACGATGGATGGTATGTGGCCAGTATAATGCCACCTGTGGATATGGCTTTCAATGGCAAAAGTAGATATCAAGGTTGGATGCCCTGCATCAAATGGTGTGCGGAGACATTTGGTGGAGGTATAGGAATCTCAGCATGGGGGCCTGGATGGCGCTTTGTAGGCGAAGGTGTATTTGAATTCCATGATGAATCCGATTATGCTTGGTTCATACTGAGGTGGACTTGACATTACCTCACAATGGCTGTATAATTTATAAATATGCTGAATAACGGAGTTGAATCGTGAACGAACGAATTAAAGAACTTGCTGAACAAGTATATGGTTCAGCACACCATGATGATTTCAAGTTCGCCGAGTTGATTGTGAAAGAGTGTCTGCGACAGGCAAAGGAAGTGGTGATTCCTATTACGGCCGATGCTATTGAAAGCAAGATTAAAGAACATTTTGGGGTTGAATCGTGAACGAACTATTTGAACAACTTGCTATTGATTGTGCCGGTCAAAAAGAATGGGACTTTCCCAAACCTCCAGCGTCTTTTACTTTCAATCGTGAAGAACTGATCAAATTCTACAAGTGTATTGTCTACGATGTTCTAAGCGAATTGACCAACGATGACTCATTAGGATCCGCAAGGATTGAAACTATTCGCCGACTGGCAGAACGATATGGTGTGGCACAATGAAAACTGTTTTTTATGTATATTGCCCTAAGTGTAGCACTAAACACTATCTAGATGAAATAGAACTACTGCCTGGAGATCCCGGCATTTGGGAATTCGGCATGGACCTTGTGCATTATGTCTGCACTGAAACAAAGGAAAAAACACAATCACTGGTATTAGGTTATGAATGAACGAATTCGACAACTACTATCACAGGCTGGCGTTCACTATGAAGTCTTGCCCAAAGATACTATATACGAAAAGTTTGCCGAGTTGATTGTGCGAGAATGTATCGATGTTGCATTCGACCGCGGCGACAATGTAGATTATCTCAAAGAACATTTCGGAGTTGAATCGTGAACTCAACGAACAAACCTTATCTATCAGTGATCGATTCTGGGGATATGATTAAAATACAAATACACGCCTATGACGATATTGGCCCATTTTATCTGCATATAGACAAGCGAGCAATACCCGATCTAATAGCACAATTAAAGCATTTTGGAGTTGCGGAATGAACGAACGAATTAAAGCAATTGCCGAACAGGCTGGTGACTATGTTAATGAAGTATATACTCCACCTGTTAGAAGCAAGACTCCTGGCAAGATTTGGGAAGATGGGCATATAGATTGGCATACTCAATTTAATGAAAAGTTCGCCGAGTTGATTGTGAAAGATTGTTTGGACATTGTTAATAGACACGAGTACAGTTATCACGAGGCTGACCCACTTTGGGAAACTGCTCAACTGATTAAAGAACATTTTGGAGTTGAATCGTGAGCCTAACCGTATCCTTAAATGTGACAAAACCTGTATCAGTCTATGACAACAATATAACACATAATCTAGGTAGTATGGCCGCTAATGTTAAACTGTCTAACGGCCTAACCTTATACGATGTATTATGGCGGCCAGATGAACACCAACTGGTATTGGCTAAAGATATTGCAGAATTGCTAGACGAAGGCTGGAAAATACTGCTCAATGAGCCTGATCGTTTTAAACAATTCAATCCACATTATGGATGGGGCAATTACGATAATCTTTGTACATTTGTTTATGAATACCGTAATGCCTGCTGGAACGAACCTGATTCTACTATAGAGGTCTGCCGATGAACGATCTAATCCAACACATTCATGATACTGGCATCGACTTGCCTCAAGACCTAACTGAGTATCAACTACGCATTCTATGCGAAGTCATCATTAGATATTGTGATAACTATGTTAAAGCGAGCCTCTGGGCCGAACCTGGCGATCTGTTGGATCACTTTGAACTGGATCGTCTTGACCGTGATGAAGAAGATGAAGAATGAAAATTAGATATAGCACCAATTGGATGGGACCAGTCAGCCTAAACTGGTATCGCGACCGTGGATTGACTACCATTAAGATAATCACCTTGGAAGAAGATTCTGTTATCATTGGACTCAAGGCCGGTGATCATTATGAATCCGAAGAAATTACGGTGAGCTATAGTACGGGTCGAATTGATGTGATGGGTAATGATGATCCATATGGAGATGAGATTGGGGTACCGCCCATGCACAGTGAGGATTGGGCCAAATTTGGTGCTTGGCTTGATACCTTCGAAACCGATGCAGTTTGGACATTGGATCAGCTGGTTGAACTATATGAACGGACCAATTCCAAGATTAGGTGGGCCCCTCCAAAATTTGACATTAAATAGTTTTGGGTCTATAATAGATTCATAGACAGTTAGATAGCGGAGCAAGAAATGCAAGTAGGTGATATTGTTAAGTCCTTGGATTTCAATGGTATTGACAATTGCTACATGATCGGTAAGGTCGTGGGAGTTTACGAACGTGACGGTACTTTCCGTGCTAAGTTTGTTAAACGGGTTTGGGAAGGTGTCGAGGATCGCAAATTCAAGACTGACTTCTTTACCGCTCCCCTTCAAGGTGAGCAATTTATGGATAGGCACACTTCTCCCCGTGTTATCGTAATCGGCTAATAGGAAACATTATGTATACACAATACTCAACCGTTCTCAAGACCGTCCGTGTCAGCGATATCCGTACCGGTAGCATTGTTGTTGTGCGGGGAGACTTTGGTTTGGGAATGTCTCAAATTGTCTCTGTAGACTATGTGGAAGACAATATCAAAAACGGCAAGCCAGGCATTGCTTACGGTCGTAGCTGGGCTTACTTGGATCAAGTGGTTCAGGTGCTCAAGTACTAAGCGGTTGACAGTAAATGGTCATGGCTGTATAATGTATACATACGCTGAGAAAACGGAGTAACAGATGGCACAAGTTCTAATCAAATACGGTGAGTATCGCAATCTTCCAGTGATTAACACTCGTTTTACCCTTGTTAAGGATTTTCAACAAAGTAAGAAAGGTGCTTACATCACCGTTAAGAATGATGGACAATTTCCAATCGCTATTAGTGTGGTTAAGGTTAAAGTAAATAATGTTAAGAATGTTGAATATCTTGATGGGGAACCTGTAATGACAGAAACAGTAGAATTTAAGGCAGCACCTGCTGTAGTCGAAACCGAACAACAGGCTATGGATCGGATCGCTACCCGCTTTCAAATCCTTGATGACATGTCTAAGGCATGTATCAACGGTGATATCCGCGCAATGATTGTGTCAGGTCCTCCGGGAGTTGGCAAGTCGTTTGGGGTTGAAACCCAATTGGAAAAGGCTGCAATGTTTGACAAAATTGCGGGCAAGCGGGTACGCTTTGAAATTGTCAAAGGTGCAATGACTCCAATTGGACTGTACTGCACCCTGTACAAGTACTCTGATCCAAAGAATGTCCTCGTCTTTGACGATTGCGATTCGGTCTTTCAAGATGATTTGGCTCTGAACATTCTCAAGGCTGCACTCGATAGTGGTAAGCGTCGGCGTATTTGCTGGAATTCTGATAGTTCTATGCTTCGCCGTGAAGGTGTGCCTGATACTTTTGAATTCAAGGGTTCAGCGATCTTTATTACTAACTTGAAATTTGAGAACCTTAAATCTAAGAAATTGCAAGATCACCTCGAGGCTCTGCAAAGTCGTTGTCACTTTCTTGACCTAACAATTGATACGGAGCTTGATAAGATTCTTCGTATCAAACAGGTGCACCGTGATTGTGATGGTGGTCTGTTCCGTGACTATGACTTTGATGGTAATCAAGGCGAACAGGTTCTTAACTTCATGGAAGAAAACAAATCCAAACTCCGTGAGTTGTCGTTACGGATGGCATTGAAGATTGCTGATTTGGTTAAAGTATCACCCAGTAACTGGCGTGTGCTTGCTGAAAGCACTGTGATGGTTCGTAGGTAATCATTAAATAATCAGTTAAGGGGCTTAGGCCCCTTTTCCTTATTTGTTGCTTTTCTTACCCTAGTGTATTATAATATTAGAATGTTAAAAGTAACTACTAAGGAAGAATTATTATATTTTATGCAATGCGGGATGATGCGCCTAAGTATTAATGATCTTAGGTTTGTCCATAATATGCATATGATCTCCTGTATTAGAGATAAGGCTTTAACTTCCAATCAAGTCGAACTATTTGGAATCCTAACCAAAAAATATAAAAAGCAATTAGATAAGCATAAAATATCTCAGGCTATGATTGAAAATATGCCATGGGCTACTAAAATAGTTGAAAGCGATCCTGAATTCACAAACGCACATATTACTATTGTAGACGATCACATATATTTTAGAGCACCATTTAATAAAAGTTTCTTAATTGGATTGAGGAAAGATAATCTAGTTAACACATTTATTTGGAATAAAGAATTAAAAAGATATGAATCTAAATTTAGTACTCATGCTTTAAAGCTAATTACTTCTATTGCACAAGACCATTACAAATTTATTACTCATTGTGAAGTAACCAAAAAATTGCTAAATATAGTTAATCATTATGACGCATTGTATTGGGAACCTACTCTTATTCCATTCAATGAGCAGTATATTATTGCAGCATCTAATTCATTTTTAGATGAGGCTATTAAAGATATAGAATTGTCTACCAATATTAAATCTATTTCGCGGTTAGCTGAACATGGAATAAAAATAGATTCTAGTATAATTAATGATGGTAAATTAAAATTTGCTAGTGAATTTGAACCGATAATTGATTTTGTAAATTTTGATTTAGTAGCTCAGTGGCTAAAAGAATTAGAGTGTGATACGGTATATTATTCAAGCAATGCACGAAAAAACTTTATGTATGTTACAGAAAACATAGATAGGATATTAAGTAACTTAAAAATTAAATTAAAAGTGTATTCTAATAATTTAGAAATATCAAAATCAAAATACAATGTATTATTAGTTTTGACTACTAATGCACCAACAATCTATAACTGTCAATTTAATAAGATAATTAAAATGAAAAATTCAACTCCAATCTCAATTAAATGAAAAAATGTAAAATTATAATTAAAGACGAGGTTAATGTTAAATTGGAAGGATTAGAATTATCTGACCGAAAAACATTGATGAAGATGTTTGAATATGAAGATCCATCCGCTAGATTTATGCCATCATATAAGCTTGGTAGATGGAATGGAAAAATTTCATATTTTAGTTTAGGTGGAACAACCTATATTAATTTATTACCTGAAATTGTTCCATTGCTAGACCGTGCAGGATACGATATTGAATTAGAAGATAACAGAGAATATACTACTACCTTTACTTTTAACAAAATAACCGAAAATGCTTTTGAAAGTAAAGCATGGCCCTCAGGGCATCCCAAAGAAGGTGAAGCAATTAAATTGCGTGATTATCAAGTAGAGATTATTAACAATTTCTTATCCAATCCGCAAAGTATTCAAGAGGTAGCAACGGGAGCAGGTAAAACTATTACTACAGCCGCACTCAGTTATAGCGTACAAGATTATGGCCGCAGCATTGTAATTGTGCCTAATAAAAGTCTAGTAGTACAAACAGAAACTGATTACAGAAATCTAGGTTTAGATGTGGGAGTATATTTCGGCGATAGAAAAGAAATAGGTAAACAACACACTATTTGCACTTGGCAAAGCCTTAATAATATGCTTAAAGCAACTAAAGCAGGAGAAGCAGATATCACTATTAGTGAATTCATTGAGGGTGTAGTTTGTGTAATGGTTGATGAAGTACATAGTGCAAAGGCAGATGGGCTTAAAGCATTGCTAACAGGTCCAATGGCTGCTATTCCTATTCGTTGGGGCCTAACTGGTACAATACCTAAGGCTAAACATGAGGCTCAGGCATTATTTGTTAGTTTGGGCAATGTCATTGGTAAATTAACAGCTAGTGAATTACAAGATAAGGGCGTACTTGCAAAATGTCATGTTAACATTGTACAATTGCAAGATGAAGTAGAGTTTTCTAATTATCAAAGTGAACTTAAACACTTACTAGAAGATAAAAACCGACTTGATACTATTGCTGAATTAATTTTAAAAGTTAACGAAACGGGTAATACTTTAGTATTAGTAGATAGGGTAAATGCAGGAAAAGAATTAATTGATAGATTACCTAATAGTGTGTTTGTAAGCGGCGAAACCAAACTAACAGAAAGAAAGGAAGAATATGATGAAGTGGCAACTGCTACTAACAAGATCATTGTGGCGACTTACGGTGTGGCCAGTGTGGGTATTAATATTCCTAGGATTTTTAATTTGGTTCTTTTGGAACCCGGAAAAAGCTTTGTTAGAGTTATTCAATCTATTGGGCGAGGCATTAGAAAAGCAGAAGACAAGGACTTCGTCCAAATTTGGGATATAACTAGTAGTTGTAGATTTGCCAAAAAACATTTAACACAACGAAAGGTCTTTTATAAAGAGGCTGCGTATCCATTCGATATTGAAAAACTTAAGTATAGGTGATATACTATTATCATGAACATATTATTACTTGATAACATTAAATATAATTTAGAAAATTTACCTGATGAAGTAGACGATTTTAGGTTCGCTATCTTAGATAATAGTAATCCTAGCAATGTAGATTATCATTATATACCTCTTATATTTTTAGAATCTTTTAGTGCTCCTGCTTTAGTTTTACAAATTGGTGATTGTACTATTAAAATGCCAGTAGATTGGCAAATTTTAATTGGAGAAAAAGATCATGGTGATTTAGAAACTCTACCTTTAACTAGTGTTAATGATAGAGGATTTAGTGCTTTTGAATTTAATCCATTAAGTTCATTTAGACCATCATTTCAACCAATTGAAATTATAGATGTATATCATGATGTAACTTGGTATGCTCCTAGATTAAAAAACGGACAGTTTCTTTGTGTACCTATTGAAGATGGTCATAAACCCAGATGTGTTTTTTTTGTAAAAGAAGTTAGTAGAAATTGTGAAATAGTAGATTACAATCAATCATTCTAATGAAAAAATCTGTAGTTCCAGTTGACGAAAAATTTGAAAACCATGACTTTGATTTGTTTAATGCTTTGGCTGCATTAGATAAAAAAGACTATGGATATTATGATAGGCTTACTCAGGAACAACAAAAGAAGTTTGTTCCTTATATGTTGTTGATGTGGATGAGTGCGGTTAAGGGTAATAAAGATTTACAAAATTATTATGTTAGTAGCACTGATTACTATGCCAACAAATATATGTTTAATGAAAATGTGCAAAAACATCCTAAATTACAATGGTTAATGCTTTGTGCTGCCAGTCCGAGTCTTGGTAAACAATTTCACCAATGGATTCCTAATATTAGTCCTAGTATTAGTAAATTAAAAACCGCGGCTAAAATTAAAGATATTAACGACTACTATGCAAAAATATATCCTAAATTAAATAAAGACACTTTACAAGAATTAGCTACTGATTTTGTGATCAATCAAAAAAGAAAAATATATCTTAGTCAACTATATCCTAACTATAAAATAGAAGATATAGAGGTATTAAATCAATTAGTAACAGACATGGATATTGAGCAGTATGAAAAAGACAGAGGAAACGACTAAA